TTGTGCAGTGTCAAATTGAACTGCTGCACCTTCTTGTTTTACTGCTGCTTCGCCGAATCCAACTAACATTACTTCTTCTTCAAAAGCTCTGTCACTTGTTTCATTGTCAAAAATTTCAGCATGCTCGTTCTCATAACGAGAATACTCCATACCGAACAAGGCGTTTAGGCCAGGTTCTAGCTCTTTCGCTAATTGGGCTCTATTAATCGCCATAATAACCTCCTATACGCCAGCTGTTCCAGTACTAGAACCTAATTGATGGTTATTGATCTTCACAACAAATACACTGTTGTTCCCTGCTGCTGCAGTGGAAATTGTATTGCTTGGAGTCTCATAACCAGCAACGATTCTAACCTGAAGGGTCGCTGTTGTTGTTGCTGAACTGGAATCTATTTCTACTCCAGATAGACCCGTAGTGGTACTACCAGAACCGAAAATGAGATTCGCATTTTCGTTGATGTTCGCGCCAGATAAACTTGAAGCAACTGAATCTTGTTGTACAACAAACATTTGATCAGGGTCATCTGCTACGAAAGCAATCGCATCACCAGGTGATAACGATGCTGGGAAGTGATTTTTAAAAGTCGGTTTGCTTGTAGTTGGGTCTGTATAAAAACATCCCATAAATACTCCGCATGATGCATCACCAGCAGTAGCTACTTCAACTGTTCCGTCGTTTTTGTATTTAACGGGGTCGCCAGTGAAGATCGCAGTACTTTGGTTGTCACCTATAGAGTATTTAGTCGTTCCAGTTGTCCCACCTGGAGCCGAACCTACTTTAGCAATTGGACGTAAACCGAAAGCGGCATCTATATTAGCCATATCAGTCTCCTTTTACTTATTCAGAGACTAAAATCTTACTCATTAAGACTTTTTGCCTCCAAAAGTTACTCTGCTTTGCCTTTCCTGATGGATAGGCATGCTTGGATGCTCATCTTTATGCAAGTCATTTTTAATAGCGTCTGTCTTTTGATTAGTAAGATTTCTAAAATATTCATCTCGGTCCTCTTTCACCTCAATTGGACAACGCATCAAAGCTAACCCACCGATGCCAATTACACCTTTATACTTGCCGTCAGCGATAGATGGTAAATCCATTCTATCGGGATATTCATCTGCTTTCACAAATTCATACCCACTTCGTAGTCTACCAATGACATTTTTTTCATCAGCCATACCACGATACTCAAGTCGAACCCACCGATGGTGAAAACCTTCTGGTGGTTCTGGTGCTTCTAAATTTGACGGAGGAACCCATCCCCTCGGTCGAGCGTCCTTTTCACGGGTTTCTTGTTTGCGTGATAGGTTTTTTATTCCTTTAGTACTCATGTTAAGCCTCCTTCACGTGTTTTGCGTACTCTTCAAGTGGCACACCAAGTTTTTTTGCGATAGCTACCTGTGAGGGTGTGAGTTTCACAGTGCGGCGGCCTGTTGCCGATGTTCTTACAGCAGAACCAACTTTTTGAGTTGGTCTTGCTTGACTCCCCTGTTGAGGGAAACTTTTTGCAATTCGTTTGTCAATTTCAGTATAGTATTCATCTGTCGTTGCGTCAAATCCTTCTTCTACTAATTCTTCATGCAAACCCATTGCGGCATAAGTCATAACTTTATTTTTACCAAACCAAGCGTTTCTACCAGCCCACTCTTCTGCTTTTGGATCTGGTTTTACTACAGCTTCTGCTTTTGCTTGATCTGCTGTTTGAGGAGCAGGTTGTTGTAATATTTCAGGCATTGGTTCACCTTGAAACTCTTGACCTTTTGTTCGCTCTCTCTTTGCTTTAGTTACATTTACACGTTCTTTTTCAATAGCTAATCTAGCTATTTCCTGTTGAGCTTCTACTTGCTTATTAATGTCGCCTGCTTGAACAGCAGCTTCCATTGCTCTTTTAGCAAAAGCTTCTTGTGTTACTAATTTATCTTCTATTTGTTTTATACTGTAATCATCTTTTTGAGCTCCAGTATTAACAGCATTTTTATATTTATCGTTTACGTTTTTAGCATATTCTATTGCTGCTTGTTCTCTTCTTTCAGCCTCTCGCATTTTACGAGTTAACTTATCAATACGTCTTTTTACAGATTGAGAATAATCTTCAAGCTCTTCTTTTTTATCATCTGTTTCAACAATAGGAGCCTGATCTACTTGTTCAACATTTACTTCTGACTCGTTACTTTTTAACTTATCATCTTCTTTTAACTCCACTTCGACGGGGTCTCCCGAAGTATCTATCGGGACCATTTTGTCATTTTGTGTTTGTTCTTGCATAGAGTTCTCCATGTTACATTATGTTAGCTGGCAATATGTCTCTAGGATCATCAACGACTGCCAGAATCTCATCTTCGTTAATAATACGTAACTCACCACCATCAATCTTTACTCTAGATCCTGCATAGCGAGTTATTATAACCCAATCGCCCTCTTTACACCAAGGACCATCAGGGTATCTCTCTTTATCTTTGTAGCATAAAGAACCAGTCTTTAATACTTTACATATGTTTGTTGTTATTTGTGATTCTTCTACTGTTTCATCAGTAAGAATAACACCACCTTTTGTTTTACCTTTTAATTTTAAGGGAAATAAAACTATTCTCCATCCAACTGGATTAGGAACTTTTTCAAGTTCATTTTTTTTCTTTTCTTTACTTGCGCCATCCCAGATATGTTCTGGAACAATAAGTTTAGGTTTCGTCATCATCTAGCTCCGTTTTCTTTAGCAGGTTAAGGAGTTCCTGTTCTGCTTCTTTAAGACCAGCTAACCTACCAACCATATATCGGTAAGTCTCCCAATCTTTTACATTATTACATATAGCTTCTTTTGTAACGTCTTGTCTAGCTTTTAGTTCTTTTTTTAAATGAGTAAATAAATTTTCTATGAGCATGATTTCATTTGATCCGATAATTTTTTACAGCGATTTGGAGTTTGACGATTCCATTTCGAGTCTAACATCTCTAAACTCGCACCTTCAAAATTTCGGTCCTGCAGGCATTTCCACATATTTTTAAACTTAGACACGCCTGTAGGCCCAAGTTGAAACACCATCTCCGTTAGAGTGTGCTGTGCAGTTGTAGGTAAATCAGAAACACCATTATTTTTCATAAGTGTTCTAGCTTTACCAATTGCTTTATTTAAATCTGTATCAAATACTTCTTGCAGTTCTTCTTTAGTATATGTTTTACCATCTTCAAAATTATCTTCATGTACTACTTTATGACCCCAGCCTATTGTACGAAATCCTTCGGTATCCATGTATACGTGATCTCTAAAACCCTCGGATAATTTTACTGAACCAGCTAATTCGTCGTATGTCACTTAGCAATTCCTTTTGCCTTCTCGAAACTTCTCATCCCAGCTACGCCGAGCATTGAGGTGACTATGGCTAGTAAGGGCCCAGTCTCTATGGCAGGCGGTACAATATCCATACCTGAAAATTTTGCATACCATTCAATACATGGCGATAATATAAAAGCAAAAAATAAGGCAAGGGCTCCGCACCATCCTATAGCGGGTCGCCAGCCAGCAACGAATACGCTGCGATGGCTGGCTTCCTTTGCATTAACATCTAACTGTTTTTCTGCAAGCTTTTGTTGTAAGCGTTGCATTAAAATCTTTTTATCTAATTTTTCTTCCTCACTCGTATGAAGTTCATCGACAACTTTTGAAATGGTTGCTAAGGCTCCGCCTTTTCCACCACCAAGTAAACCACCGATTAAATTAAGCACTATGCTGCTCCGCCTGTCATCCAGCTAATTACCCAGATAACTACGATCGCTACGATAGCGGCCTTAATCCAGTCCTTCATTTTCCAATCTGACCATTCTTTAATATGGCCCCATAGATCTTTTAATAGGTTCATAAAACCTCCTTTATTAAGTTAGGGATTATACTATTTTACGCCTTTGAAAGCTACCTTTTTAATTTGCATTTTACTTGTCTGCCCTTGTGGTCCACTTCCTTTATTTTGTTTTACAACAAAAGGAGAAATACTTACTTCAGCAGTTGAAGCAGTTCCTCTATTAGGAAAAGGATTTTTTTGAGGTACTTGAGTCATTTTTGCATTTTTAAACTTCATGATCTTGCCTTTCCATAGCCACGTTGCGCTAGTCTACCTGCTAGACCACCTTTATTCATGCCCATTTTTTTTAAACCATTAATAACACCGCCATTAGCTTTTTTTGTAGCTCCAGCAATTCTGTCTGCTTGTGTAGGTTTGGGATTATTGTCTATACCTGCTTTTACAGATAACATACCAAATTCTGTTTTAGAATCTTTTCCCATAACAATTAATGTATAGTTGGTTTTATTAAATTTAGCAAGTCTCTTCCATTATGATTCATAATATTATCATATTCTTGTTCAGTGAGATTATTATGATACAGCATTTTAGCTACACCCATCATTGCACCCGCTAAAAGTATCTGTTCTTCTTGACTTGTAACCGCTGTATCTGAAAAATTCATCAACTCGTTAAAATATTCCTGTAATTTATCTGTTGCGCTTTGCATTGTTTTGATTTTGTTTCTGAAGATTAACATTTGCACGTAATTGTGCAATATCTTCTTGTGAATCCATCTTCGCTTCTGCTAATTCTTCGTTTTGAGTTAATTTTGCAGCGTCCAAACTCATTTTTCCTTGATCATATGTTGTTTTTCTCTGTAAATCTTGCGCTTTTAAGTTAATTTCTTGTTGTTTTAGTGCAATTAACGGATCTTCTCCCTGTTCAGCCATCATTTGTTGCTCTTCAGTCACCATTTTCTCTGTCATTTCAACAATTCTCTCTGCAATTTTAGATTCTACTAGCTCTTGCATTTCATTTTGTTGTTCTGGTGGTAATTCACCACCTGCTTGAGCCTGTAATGCTTCAAATTCTTTTGCCATTTCTTGTTCTACCTCTTCTCTTGCCTGTAATGACACGTGTTCCATAATATGTGATTGCAAAATCATCATAGTTTGAGGATTATTTTTTACCAAAATACTAGAAAAGAAAGCTCTATGTGCATCTATGTGTGCTAGTTGATTTTGTTTTCTAAAAGCTGTTAATGAACCACCTGATAATGCTGTTGCATTTTCCATACCTGGATCCATTGGTTCTGGCCCAGTAGGGACTGGTAATATAGCATCAATATTTTGAACACCCATAGCTGAATACATTCTTCTATATGCCTCGTATATATTGTGCATTTGTGGTGCAGCTTCTGCTAATTGTAATTGTGTTTGTGCCAACGTCACACGTTGTGACATAGAAAATATGGTAGGATCAGAAACAGGAATAATGTCTATTCTCTCGTCAAAATCACTAGCTTTTAATGATTGTAAATCACCTTGCACTTCGTAAGGATACATAGGTGGTAAAGACTCTGCAAAAATTCTTGATAGTAACTTAAACTCTATTCTTTGAGCGTAATGAATTCTTTTATGGATAGCGGACATGACACGCATGCCTCTTTCCATTAAAGCCATTGTTGTGCCAACAGGAGCTCCCGCATTTGCAGCATCACCTATTTTTTGATCTGCTACAGTTGCAAATTCTTTTCCTGCTTGAACACAAAATCCTAATAATTGAAATAAAGTTGGATCTGCACCTTTATAAGGTAAAGGTAAAAGACCTGCACGTAGATCACCACTTGGTGCATCTACATCTCTAAACTCACCAGGTTGTATAGGGCTATCATCATCTGCTATTCGCAAACCTCTAGCTTTAAAACCTGCAGGTAAATTTGCTAATGTTCCAGCATCAATTAATTGACGTAAAGCTGCTGTGGCAGTTCTAGATAAACCACCGATCATATGAATTAAACCAAGACCATAAAAACCAAGACCTGGCATAAATTTGTAATGAACAAAATACTGTTGTTTTTTATATAAAGTGTCTCCATCTTTATAATTTCTATAAATAGAAAGAACGTTGCCTGATCCTTCATCTATAGTAACTATGTATGGAAGTTTAATACCATCAGGATCTTCAAATCCTGGCACATCTAAATCAACATGCATTTCTAATAAAGTATATTGATCATCTCTGTATCCAGTTTTTTGTACGCCAGATAGTTTTCTTTCCTTTTCTTCAACTTTGTTTTCTTCTTGTACAACTTGTAAATCAACATCACGGTAAAAACCCGATACTTGCATTTTTTTAATATCATTATCTGTTCTTTTTAAAATATGAGTTACTCTTTCACACTCTTCTAAATTTGTAGCTGTGTAAGGTACAACTAAATCTTCTGCTGGTATAAATTTAGATACAGCTCTTCCAAGATTTGCATCGTAATATATTTTTTTAAATGTTGAACCTGCAAGAGGTAGATAGAAAAGCATTTGATCTAATTCTGGATCATATTCTTCCATGACGTGCATAATTTGATAGTTCATAAAATCACTTACACGCTGTGCTTGATCTTCTTTATCTTTTGTAGCCTGTCCAATAATTTGAGTTCTTACAGGGCCACTTGCTGGTAATAATTCTTTGTATGCTTGTGCTTGAAACTGTGTAACTGATTCAGATAATAAAGGATGTGTTACACCACTTGCACCTTGAAAGGGTTGAGATCTTTCATTGTAATTTAATCCAAGTAAATCTAAACCTTTTGTGTATGCTTCTTCCCATTGTTGTCTTGACGATTTATCATCTTCAAAAGATTGTCTAAGTTCGCTGGCTATTACTTGTAAATCGTTTTCATCAATAAATTCTGCTAAATTACCATCAAATCCAGTATCAGGTGGCATTATTTCAGGATTAACAATAGCTCCACCATCTTCAGTCATTTCAATATCAATAGGTTGATCAGTTCCTGGGGCTAATTCTACTTCTTGTCCCACCAATGGTGGTATCATTAATTCGTCATTAACCGTTTGTGGTTCGTCGTAATTTGCTGGTCTTTCTACAACCATTATGCAGCTCCTATCATTTCATCTATTGATACAAGAGGATCATATCGTACATATCCTCCAGATGCTAGATGTGTTTTTGTTGGTAATACCATCTCAGGGGTTAACTTTATAGCATAAGCATCTATAGTTTTAAAGCCTGAAGGTGTCTCTACTGGTCTAGCCATTAAACCTTCTGCACCAGTCTCTGCTATGTAATTCTCTGCCTTTTCCATAACAGCACCAAAATCCTCTGCTTTACTACTTTTTGACATTTTAAATTCTTTTACAACATCACCTTGTGCATTTGTTATTTGCACCGATCTACTTATAGATTTAGGTTCTCCTATCTGTACTTTAACAATTTTAAACTCAGCATTATTTGTTTTCGCTGCTCTACGCAGTGATTGTTCTAATATACTGGTAAAGTGTTTTCCATCAGGATCTGTAACATTTGGTCCGCCATAAAACTCATATTGGCCGATACCTTTCATATCTTTTGTTCGTTCAGCGTAAGCTGTTGCTGTTGTTCCCTTTTGACCATATCTATTTGCCACAAGTTCTGCTGGTGATATAACATACCAATCAGAAGCATTTGCATCTTTATCAACAAATTTTCTTTTTGCTGCCATTGCTAAATCATTCTTGACTAACGCATCACCCCATACTTTTCTGTCTTTAAATGGTATATTAGGAAATAATTTTTTCATTGTCTCAGGATTTGTAAATGCTTCCTCAAACATTGTTAATACTTTATCTCTATCCTTACCTGCTGCTTTAACAGCGGCTAGCGCTCCTTGAGTCATCTCACCTGGTTTTATTTTTGCAAAAGATTTAAATACTGCTTGTGATTTTCTAATGTCGTCTATGTAAGCAGCAAAGTCTTCTTCTGTTTTAAATACAGGTCTAAATAAACTTTTATGTTTTACGTAAAATTGTAATACATCGTTATCTGTTTTTAAATTCATTCGATAACCTTCTTGTCTTATTTTTGCTGTATCTTTAATATCAATACCTTTATCAACGAGCTGTTTGTAGTCGTTCATAACATTTTCTAAATGTTTTCTATATGTCTGCATAATGTCAGATTGTATTTCATCAGCGAACGTTACACGTACTGTTTGATCTCCTGTAACAATAGCGTCATCTGTTTTACCAACGTTAGCTAAATCTTCTTGTGCCTGTGCTAATTGTTTTTTTGCTTTGTTTATATTTGTTGTTGCCTGTTCTAATGATACACGGCCACCTGACTGATTAACAATATCCTCTGCTGATCTGTTTGTTATCTTTGTCAGACGTTCTATTTTATTATTAAGTTCATCTGTCTTTGGTCCGATGTTCGTGACCTGTCCTTTAGTGCCAGGTATTATCGCATAACGGTCCGTGCCCCGCGTCCACCCGATCACGTAGTTTGTTGAGTCATCAGGGAAGAACCCGTGCGTGCTATGTTTATACAGAGCAACGTCACCAGGAATATCTCCTGCTTCAAGATACAAAATGTTTTCTCTATACGATTCAGGTATAGAACCTTTTTCGTAATATGAATCGCCGTACTTAGCGTTGTTAAAATTACCATCTATGTTTTCTGTTTCCGATCTAAAACCTCTAACCGTAGATTTTAATTTACGAATAGGGGCATTTTTAATTCTCTCTAACAAGTTAGCTTTTGTAATAGGCTTTCCTGTTTTAACCATTGTCTCTATAAGCTGTGGTATTTGATAATCCTCTACCTCAAATTTAGAAATACCTTTTGATTGAAAAAAATCATATAAGGCTTCTGGCCCTGCAAATACGTTTGGTGTGTTGGGGTCGATGAGCCGTGCTTCAATGCCCGAGTAAAAACGATTAGCTTTTTCTCCAACGGTTGATGCTCCTTCTGCTAAATTATCTGCCTGTGCTATTCTATTTCCTGTGTTTCCTGAACGTAGTAAATTATCAACTTTGTTTACTCCTGCAATCGCCCATCCTGGTGCTTTACCAAAAACAACGTTAGCCATTTGTACTTCTGGTGGTAGAGCTTCTTTTCTATCTGTAGGTTTAAGATTAGCGTCTTCAAAAAACATATCTAACTCATCTACGCCTAAGTATGGTGAGCCTTGTTGTATGCTTTGAACATCAACTGATTCGTCGTCCCCGAGCCGTAGTGGATCACTAAATTGTCCTGGATCACCGCCCAAGGCCATTTTATTTTTTTTCATGCTCTCATTAAGATTAAGCTCTAAAAAATCCAAATCATTTTTATCTTCATCTTCATTCAACATATCGTAAAATAGTGTATCACCAATTGAATTTGTTTTTAAGTTATTTTGTTTAATATATTGCCTTGCTTGTTCTTTTGCGTATCTATCTACCCAAGCAGGTACTTTCTCGAAATCGTATTTATCATCTAAAGCTTGTAATTCAATTAAATCAGCTTCTGTTCCTAATACTAAATCAGGTTCAGCAAGTAATGTTCTAAGAGCTCCTTTTGTTTTAAAGTTAATAAGATCTGTATATTGAGGATTTAATCTTTCTTGCTCTACATCTTTCTTGTAATTTTTTTCATCAACGACCATCTGTGCTGTTGTTTTTTGATCTGATATCTCACTTAGTATTCTAGATGTATTTGCTATCATTTGCATATAACCTTGTCTTTTCAGTAATTCTTCTTCTGGTAATTTTAATCCTAGCTCAGGCAATGTTTTATTTCCAACAACAAAAACATTTTCCGTTCCTGGTTTTACAGTAGCTGTTACATACCTTGTCATTCCAGCCGCTCCTTTAAAAGGTATTACAACTGGTGCGAATAATGCTTTTCTTGCTGCAGTCAGCGACAATCGTAAAATTCCTTGTAACTCTTGTACAGTAGGTATACCAATCGCTGCTGGTGTGGCTCTTATAAATTTACTAATATTAGATATATCGTCTTTTTTTAAAATATTAGTCAAACGAGAAACATAGTTTGGATTACCAAACATAGTAACTAAACCTATTCCTGTTAAACTATAATCTACTGCGTTTTGTAAAAGTGTAGGAGCTCTTCCCTCAACAGAACCTGGAGGATAAAAAACTCTTCTACCAAACTGATCTTTTACAGTTCCTTCAATGAAATTAATTCCCTCTAGTCCACTTACAATTGTTTCTCCTGATTCAGCTTTATCAAAATTAATTAAAACATTATCTAAAAGTTTTTCTAATTGTTCATCATCAAAGCCACTTGTTGTTTTTGCAAGGTAGTCTTTCATTTCATCTCTAGTTATACCTTCACCTTTTCTTACCTCACCCTGACCTTTAATAGCATAGCCAGTAAATCCAGGAGCAGATAAAGCTTGATAAATTTCCATAACAAGCTTTGCTGTATCAGCAGGTAATCCTTTAATTTGATTAACTAATAATTCTTTTTTAGCTTCTTTAACAGCACCAGCAAAATTTCCTGCACCACTATAGCTTTGCACCATATTTTTATAATCATCTGATTCAAAAAAATTCTTTTTAGCAACTTCAAGTTGTCCTAATATATTTTGTCTATCTGAAAAATCAGTGCCTGTAATTAATCCTGAAGTTGCTGCTCGTAATGTATTAATAAGCTTAAAATCTGTAAAATCTATATTAGGGTTATTTAATATAATATTATTTAATCTTTTATTATAAGACTGTTGATCAAATTTACCATCTTCTGGAAAAACTAAATAACAAATAGGATTGTAAGGATCAGTCTCACAAGCAAATGCTTGTTTTCTTAATGTTGTAAAATCTTTTCTAAAAGCATCTGCAGTGTTTCTACTTTTTAAATATTGTTGTGTGTCATACGATAAATTAGGATTTATTTGTCCGTCTATGGTTTCTGCTGTTTTGCTTCTTGCATCATCAATATAGTCATCTAATGGTTGAAGTCGTAATTTCTCGGCAAATGCTATAGTTTGTTCAGGCGTTGCCTTTTCTATGTCTTCAATAAAACCTCTCTCAATTGGTTCGTTGCTGGCTACTTGATAAGGATACTCCTGTCCCTCTGTAAATTGTTTTTTTATATCAGCTAAAGAAGGTAACTTGCTCGTAAAGTTTTGAATAAAGTTTGCTTCTTTTGTAGGTTCTGGTTTTACAGGTTCCGTGGGCACTGGTCCGCCTGCCGCGAATCCCACAACACCACCATCTTTTTTCATTTCCATTAATCCTTTACGATCTATCTCTGAAAGTTTTTCACCTTGCACAATAAAAGGTGCTAATTTTTCATAAGCTTTATCAAATGATTTTTGAATAGAATCCCCAGCATTTGGTAAATTTTCATATTGTTGTATGTAATTATTTTTAAATAAACTTAATGTTTGATCAGGAGAGAGATTTGCATATTCGTGATAAGGAATATACTTAATACTTTTTTCACCTGTTTTTACAGGAACATAAGGAATGCCTAATTTAAAATCTATATTAGGATTCACTTGTTTAAAATTTTCAACCATTCCAAAAACTTCATCACTTAAAGATTGTGCATCATCTAATTTATTATTTTTAACAAGATCAACAATACTCATAGTCATTCTATGAATATCATTTTCAAAATTTGTTTTATCCTTAACAATAGGTTTATTTACAGACCTACCTCCAGATCCAACAACTATTGCTAAATCATCACTTTCTTTTACACCTTGACTTAATCCACCAAAATGACCTGACTCAAAAATATATCTTAAATTATCAACATCATTTCCTCCACCAAATCTTTGTGGCTGTACATGATCTAATGCAATAACATTTTTATTACCTTCAAATAAATTATTAATTTGATTAAGACGATTTTTTATGTTGGGAGTATTTTCTATAAAATTACGTTTTATTTGATTAAAATTTAATCCTTCCTTACCTGTTAGTTGAAATCGTAAAGGAGATATATATTCAAAACCTCCCTCCGTATCTAATCTTTCACCTATTTTTCTACTTTTTAAAAACTCACTTGTTGATGAAAATTGTTTTGTCTTTAAAATATTATCAGTAGGAAATAAATTTTTAGGTAAAATAACCTTTCCATCATTTATGGTAACAAAATTTTCTTTTTGATAATATTGCCCTGTAACCCCTGTAGCTGGATTTTCAACGGTCTTTGGAGGATAGAAGTTTAATTTTAAACCTCTGGCGTTTGCTATCTTTTCTCCTTGTTCTAAAGCGGAAGAAAAAGTTCCCCCTGCCATTGAATATACAGAAGCCTTTGGATCTACAACATCTTTTAAAGCATTCATATATTTAATACGAAAAGGAAGATTACCATATTCTGACAAGTATTCAGGATCCATCGCTTTATCAATTGCTCTATTGATGTAAGCCGCTTTTGTTATTCTTTGTGAGCCTAACTTATCTCCTGATGAAATTAAACCTCCGTAAAATTTTAAATCTTCGTGCTTTTGTTGAATTTTTGGATTATTATTAATATAAGCATTAATCATTTGTTTAAATTTAGGTTCAAAATTTTTACCAGACTTATCGGCTAAACCTAATATACCAAACTTATCTCTTAAAAGTGTTGCTCCCCAAGAATTAGGTATTTCACCTATAGCAATTGCATTTAAAACATCATCTTGTGTTTCATATAAATCCGCATTTTTAAAAGGTTGTTCAAAATAATTCTGTCCATATAATTTTTTAAAACTAAAATTTCCAATAGGAATCCTAGAATCATAAGGTGCTCTGTCTATTTTAAAAGCAGTTTTTGCAAAATCTACAATTGGTTTAACCATTATTATTTTATTTTCTTTTTCATATTCTGTAGGCGAATATCTTTAATATTAAGCAATACTCTATCTCTTTCAAATTTAGCTGATAACAAGTCATGTTGTGATAATGTTAGTAGATTACTTGCTTTTCCTACGCCTTTAATTGCTACGCCTACGCCTGGTGGTTTCATTTTCTCAGTCATTAATAATACTGCCTTGGTTCTATATATTTTGGTTCATCCATATAATCAGACTCCAGTTGAATAAAATTACCCTGCCTGAATCGCAACAAAGCTTGTGTTGTTGAATCGACTAAATCGTCATGTTCACCATAAGGGAAAGCAGCGCATTCTTCAATAACTTCTTCTGCCCAGCGGTCGTCGGTTGCCCATACTTGACCCGCTTCAAAAAGTGGAGCTACGGAGTTTACACGTACATGCTTATCATTGCCCTTACTAGGCGTATAAGTTACTACAGGAATTCCTACTTGACGTAGCTCCTGTGTTAAGGGCATACCAGATGCTTTCGCTTCAATCAAGATTGTTTCGGGTTCCCAGTATTTATATTCATCTAAAGCAATCTTTTTTAAATCAGGAAAATCCCATCTGCCTTTACGCATACCTAAAAGTATAATGTTGAATGGTCCGTGTTCCACGGGTTTAAATACACCCCACGTTGTTATTGCACTAAAGTCTGCAGTTTCTCGTTTACTAAACGCTGTATCATAACTTTGTATAACATGCGTTAATTCAGGTATGTCTTCTTTTGGCCACACTTTCCACCACTCACGTTTAATGATAGACCCTTCTTCAGACGTTGGCGCTTGTTGCCATTGTGCTTGCCACTTCTGTTCTGACAGAGATGCTTTAACTCCTTGTAGTTCTTCTAATTTCCAAAACTGAGGCCATAATGGTTTGTCGTTCAAGACGGCTGGAAACTCGACCACCTCCCACTGATCTGAATTTTCGTTAGTTTGTGCGCTTAATAATTTTCCCGTAAGATCCTTTGTGGACCAACGAGTCATAACTACAACAATAGCACCACCAGGTTGTAAACGCTGTCTAGGTCCTGAAGTATACCATTCGTATGCGTTGTCCATGGCTGTTTGTGAGAGTGCGTCTTGTTCCGAGTGAGGATCATCAATAATAAGCAAGTCAGCACCACGCCCAGTAATAGCACCACCCACACCAGCAGCAAAATACTCTCCACCAGCGTTAGTTGTAAAACGCCCCGCTGCCTTAGAGTCTTGTGATAAGCTGACATTCGGGTAAACATCTTTGAAATCTTGTTGGTCAAATAGGTTCCTCACTTTCCTACCAAAGTTATACGATAATTCTGCCGTATGTGTAGTCTGAATTATCTTTAATTTAGGTTTTTGTCCCATCATCCATGCAGGAAACAAATGAGAAGCAAACTCAGACTTAGTGTGTCTTGGTGGCATATTAACAATTAATCGTTTTATCTTTCCACGTGAAATATCTTCAAATTTTTTTGCAATAATTTTATGATGTGAACCTGCAACAAATTCTGGCCAAACTTTTTTTACAAAAGTTAAGAAGGAGGAACGGGACTCCTCAGCCAATTTTATTTGCATTTTCCTTAATTCGTATTTTAGTACTTCCGTTGGGATTTGCTTTTGATTCATAAAAAAAGTTATATCATACTATGCGTTTGTGTAAAACTTAGACTTTACAACCGCTTGCACGACGACTGCGAAACAGGGGGTGTGGGCTGTTTTAATACTAGATATGGTGTTTGGTCTTGGGTGTAAGTACCTAATGTTGATTTAGGTATTTGCTACGCTGCTGCCTGGAAGCTGGTGCAGCCTGAAGAGATGGTAGAAACTCCTGGTGGCAGGTGATGAGATGACATAAAAAAAGGGCAGATAATTCTGCCCTTTTGCCAGCCCTCGAGGGTAACTGTTTTAATATGGTAGTCTAGTAAACATTATCAATAACTGCATTGACATCATTAAGAATATTAAAAAGGCTAGCTCTTTCATATGTTTAACTTTTGTCTAGCCTCAGATAAAATCTTTTGCCCCCAGTTCTTTAAGTACTGAGGTGCTTGAGGATCGAAGATCATTTCCTCAACCTCAGACTCTAACCACTTATATAAAGCACGCCAATTAATATTAGTATTAGTAGTGGTATTAGTATTAGCTTGAATATGATTATCATTTCTAGTCGTTAGTCCTAACTGTTGCTCTAAAGCAACTAATCGGTTTTGTAAGTCGTCGTTATTATCTGGCATTGATAACTCCTTTTTTATTGTTTAGATATTCTTACTCCCATTTTATCTTATACTCAAGAAGATAAAATATTTCTTGTGGATAACTTTTTACTTGACAACACCCGTGCAGACGCATGTGCCGTGCACCATTCCTTACTACTATAGTATCAACTGCGAAGTGATGATCGGAATGGAATGGAAGTCAGCGTGGAACAACTCACGGGGGGTGCTAACTTTACTATATATACTAGGAACTAGGAACGAGTGTTGGAATGGAATGGAGGGGGCGAGTAGGTCGCCCCCTAGATTGTCGACTGAACTAAAGTTGACAATTTGTTTTCTGCTTAGGCATTATTGGAACTAAGCAGAAATTCTAAAGTCTGCTACTTCATCAATGGTAGCTTTTTTGTTTCTTGATACTGTGCTTTCCGATAAAGGCATAGCTTGTATTTGTTTATACTGCGTTGGTACTTTGCATTGATGATACGCAATCTCACCAAGTTTTTCTTTAACGAGTTGCGAGTCAATCTTTGCACCCAATTTTTGTGATACATGAAGTGAATAATCCCTTCCATGCAATAAGTTTGCATTTTCGCTCATAGACAAGTCTATCATCAGTTGTCTATTGACTTTAATAAAGTCTGCTAGAACTTTCTGCATTGTTAACGCACGACCATACGCATCAACGATAGCTTGTTTATTTCTTTTACTTACACTAGCTGGGCTTTGTTGTGCCTTCTCTAGTACTTCTAATATATTAACAGCTTTTGACATTTTATTTTCCTTTCGTCTTTCTAGTTAATACTCCCTTTATATCCCATGTTATTCTACTTGTCAAATCTTTTTTTAATTTTTTTCCACACGAACTTCCAGAGCAACTCCCAGCGGGGCGTAAACTTACTTATATACATACCCAACCGAGCTTCAGCTCGGGATGGAGATGGAGCTCAGCAGGTTGTACGCTGCCGTTGCAGCTATGACTGTAGTAGTCAGCACCTGGTGCGGGGCAATGAGCAATGCAACAATGTACACTGCGAGAAAGATCCAGACGTAATGCATCAGCCGATCATCTCCTGCATCTGTCCCCAGGCCTCAGCGTCCTGGGCCACCAGCACATGCGCACCGTCTCCCCAGTCCAGGTACCAGTATTCTAAGCGATGTAGTTCGCCGTGTTCGTTCACGTATCCGCGAAGCTCATCGCTGGGACCGCCCCAGCTGAACTGCCAACGCCAGTAGCCCTCTGGTTGGTCGTTGAATGTATGCGGTTCTACATAGTCAAAGCCCAGTGCCTCATACTCAGGATCTTCCAAATCCATCTTCCTTCCTTTCCACATGTGCTTCACCAGCTCAGCGCAGGTGGGATTCTTCTTTAATACTGTTACAGTCTCTGTCATGTTGTTCCTTTCTAATGTAGGAAGGTGGGTGCTGATATCCGACTTACCACCTTCCTGTTGTTCATGGTATACTTCGGGCGACCATGCTACCCTATGAAGACATCGTAGCGCTTCAAGTCATGATGAACTTCATGAACTGTATGCGCCTCTCGCCTATCGGGTCACTCGCTTCAGTTCAGGTACTTATATAGTCCCATTTCATTTGATAGTCAAGACCTAAATCACATAATTTATCTACCAGCACTTCAGCTCCTGGATCCCCGCTGCGAGAAACTACTACTATAGTACCAGGGGCGACTGGGCTTTGGCAATGGAATGGAGGCTGGGAACTCAGGTGCAGCTGCAGGTGCAGCTCCTGACTATAATGACTTAGAACTGGCGGAAAACGTAGGTAATGGAGAATGGAGAAGAGCTTCTTCCAGCTGAAGCCACGCTGCGGGGGACGCTGGCGTGGTCCATGTATGACTAGCATGGTCGGGGGACAATGCGTCAATGGAGATGACAATGGAGCTTGGGAAAAGACACATCAGCCTCTGTTCGAGGGTCTGATGCATAATAAAACTTCTCCCACCTTGTCTTGCATGGCTAAAATGCCACGATTTTTGAAAGGGGCTTAACTTTGCTTTGTTGACTTTTGTTGACGTTTTAAGTTCCAACCAGAACATTACACCATCTTTACAACCATAGCAGTCTGGTACACCAGGTAGTGCCCAACTCTCTATACGAGTCCAAAAAATATCTGGTAAATTCTTTTTAATGGAGTGCCATAATTTTGATTCTGGCTTTACCAAAGTATCAACCAAGCGAGTAATAATATTAAAAGAATAATTAACTTGTAACCACCAAGCATAAGAAAACCTAACCAAAAAGTACGACCATATTTTTCTGGATGTTGAGCATAACAATCAACAACTATACTCCTGTTAAAATCTCTATTAGTTCTCATGGACACCTCTTCATCAGTTCCATCATCTGATTATAATACAACAACCTAAACTCAAAGTCTTCAGCAGTCAGTGCTGCACGCCTCAAGTTCTCTATCCTACGCCAGAACAATTCGTCGGTCATAGGTAATGCATGATACTCATACAAGTCTGGTCTAATTATTACTAACATACTAATACCTATATGATTCTGCAAGTTCATGCACCATGTCAACAATCTGGTTTAGTTCTACATGAACAACCTTCTCGTTAGCATTTAATAGTTCTCTAACTTCTCTAATAAAATCTTCTTTGCTTTCCATACTTTCTCCTTTTCTTGCCGAAGGGAACTAGCTCGGCTACTAGAGAACAAATGAATATACAAGACTAACAAGTGCGACCCAGTATATCCACAGTCGCCAGTATTTAGATGCTCTAAAACCTATATAGTCCCATTCTATTTTATAGTCAAGCTTTATTTTCTAATTCTTTAACTTCCTCAAACGTAGTTTCAATACTGTACTGTTCCTTCAAGTCCTGTAGCTTCTTTTCAACCTCTTCTCTAGACATCGAGTCGATTGTACCTGTAAGTATTTCTTTCTTATCAACATACAACCCAGCTATCTGACCACGCCTGGTCTCCGCAGCTACGGCAGCGTTCCAATTACCTGAAGCAGACGCCTGGTCTCTAATTCTTGCCAATGTAGACAACGATCTTTCCTGAGTACAGCGATACCTATCAACATTTGCTCTAATCTCTGAATCAATAGCTTTTGCAACAATAGGATACAACTCAGGGTTCTGCAGCCTGGATGCCAGCTCAGTAGCACTCTTTTTGCTGTAACCAGCTTCTATTGCACACTGCGATGCAGACTTCAAACCCTCTGAATGAACAATCAAAAGAATGAACTTTCTCTGTTTTGGTGTTATCTTAGGGTGAAACAACGCTTCTGACAAAGGTTGTGGTATATATACGTCCTTGTTTTCTTCTTCCATAATGCACCTTTTCAATAGATGTTTTCTTCAAATTAATTTTATATTACTAAATAATTCCTTAAAATGCGAGTTTTTTTCGTAAAATATAGATACTTTGTAACTTGTAAATAATTGTAAGTTACAAGAAGTTACAAAAAAAGGTAAGTATTCTGCTACTTGTAACCTTGTAACCTTGTAACTTGTATTTTACTAAAAAAATAATTTAAAAAATAAAATGGTAGAAACATCTATAGAGAACGACGTTTATGCAAACATCTTTGGATCTTGACTAACAACTCTTAATGCTTTTTCTAAAGCTTCGCGTCCATCAGTTATAATAATTTCCCATTCTTCTGCAGTATATGCTCTATCGTGTTTTGGATTGTAAAATTTTACGTTGACATCACCACAATGGCGGCACTTATAAACTTTTCTTACTGGGCTTTCTGGTAGCTGTGTGTACATACCTTTTTATCCTTTGTAACGGAAATAAAACCACATTCTCGGGTAAATTTTCTTTGAAGTATATTGAATCCATGACTCTCATGTTTTCTAATCTATCGTATTGACTCGTGGTCCGTGATGCGAGGATCGCGTCCAATAAGTCTCTCTGCTTTAATATCTCTTGGTCACTCATAAACACCTGTTTCAGCCCCCACCCAGCGATACTGGTGCAGGGGCTAAATAAACAATTATAGTGGTAATTATAATTGAATATGGGATTTAATGCAACTAAAAGGGCGGTTCTCCCTTAAACTTTACAACAGGGTTACTTTCCCGAAATCGTGTAGTTTTTGAATGATTCGGGGTCCAAGGGCGGTCCATAGTAGATCGCGATGGAATCTTCAGCGCCCTCTGTCCACGTTTGGTGGTAGTGCTTAGTTTCATCGAGTTCCCCTTGTGAGTCACAAACCTTACACTGTTCAATTGATGTCTCTGCTTCAAATGATAATCTATGATACCCATTACCTTTACAATGATGACATATAATCATATCGCCTCCATAATATTTTTCTAATGCGCTCCCATCTCATACGGGTTGCAACTTCTTTCCAAGTTTTTGGTTCGCGAGGCGCGGTCTTTGATACTTTCGCATACTCACGAAGTAATCGTTCTTTCAGTGGCGTCTTGCGGCCCATTCCATACCTTCTTTCTCTTTCGCTAATTTCTCCGCTGCAACGCGGTTCGTTAACTCTTCTACTTTTGCCTCGTACTTGCGTTTCATGGATAGTCTACCAAGTATAATACCCAACACAAACACGCCTACGATAGCAAGTATATGCCAAAAATGAAACATACATCCTCCTTTTTCAATCAGTATTATTTAACAAATTATAACATCTAAGACAGTACCAAACGTAAATAAATTTACCTTCTTCAGCGCCCATCATGTTATCGGTTAAGTATTCACGGCTACAACTATTGCAGCACTTTTTTTCATACTTCCATTCTGGTTTAAACTTTCGGTATGACTTAAACTTTGGCATTATGGTTTGTGTTCTCATGCCGCTAGTTTTCTTTTCTTAGCTTCTTTCTTTACTAAATATGTTATTTGCATACCTGCGGACCGATCGTCCTCTGATGCTATCTTTTTCAACAATTTATAAGTATCAATGGCGACTGCCACACTTTTAAATTTCTTGATGTTCATCCTGTCTCCTTTAATTTATGTGGCAACTTTGAATAATGTTCCTGCATTTCGACGTCACCAAAATCAAAAGCAGATTGTTCGGGTTCGTGAGCCACGGGCGGTGTAAACTTACGCCCTGAATTATTAGCTAGGTTACTCCACTCTAATGCAAACTCCATAAAAAGTTTTGCCATTGTTTCATCACCTAATCTTTTCGCATCACGGGCATTTTCTATGTAAGCTTTTGCTCGTGTCAAACGTACCCCAAGACGAAATCCCTCTTTGAATGTCATCTCATAGTCTTTTTTAAGTTTCATTTCTTTCTCCTTCATTAAGTGAGTAGGGGGGTTCTTTGACTACCCCCAACCTTTTCCCGACAAGTCAATATTTCCTATATTAACTAGTACTTCAGTACCACCCTTTGACATTTCAAGCATTTGCTCATATCGATCATCAAGTGTGCCTTACTACCTTGTTACAGTTGTTCAGCCATACTCGGAGAATGTTGCACCATTCTCATTTAATGGGATAATATAAGATTACGCTTTTGTTGTCAAATGAAAAATAGTGGGATATTCATTTAATAAAGTACCCATAGTTTTTATAAGTTTTTCAACGTAATTAGGATCAATTGCGTATTTATGTAAAGTTTTAACCACAGCTATAGGATCAATTTCTCCAGATATATACTGTTTTACTAACAGGTCTTGGTATTCTTTAAAATTTGGATGCGAATTTAATACATTAATATAATCCGCAACTGATTCACATTTTTTATCATATGCACGAATCATAATACTAGGATTACCTAATGCTTTTAAATGTTTTGACGTTGGGTCCGTTTCAATGAGACCATAAAAATTATTACCTTCTTTAGCAAATCTAGATTGTCCCCAATCAGATTCTAAAACTGCCTGACCTACACTAATTAAAATAATAACACGCTCTGTTGGCGGTATAAAAGTATTAGCTAATAAAGTACAATCAGTAATTCCTTGAACAAATTCTTTTTTATTTGAATATTCAAAATCAAAATTATTAAATGTCGTTTGACAAAATAAAAACAAAGTTAAGCATAAAGATTTCATTAATCACCTGCATCACCCCAGTTTTTACCGCACTCTACATCAACTTTACTTGGTACAGCGAGTTCAACACAATTTTCCATAATGTCTTTAATCTTATTCTTATCTGCATCGCTTGCAACAGAAAAGTCTAATTCATCATGTACTTGTATATGCGCCAGGTAGCCTTCTTTATCTAACTCTAGCATTGCCTTTTTTGTTTGATCAGCTGCAGAACCTTGTATCAATCTATTTAATGCTTTGTAGGTCCAGGCACGTTTAATCATATGTTCGCCGTATTGTTGTTGAGCTTCAGCTAATGGTAAAGACTTCTGTCCCCATTCATTCGTTGGTTCCCATTGATCAAAACGACATCTTCTACCCTCTAATGTAGATAGATAACCTTTTTTACCAGCTTTATTCATTGTATCATTCATCAATTGCTTAACAAATGGTACGCGTTCGTTGTAACTTGCAAGTAGTTCACTTGCTGTTTCTAAGTTAACACCAAGCTGTGACATCAGTTTACCTTTACCCATGCCATAAAATAGTCCTAAATTAATTGTTTTAGCCTGCTTACGAGGTATATCAGCCATCTCCGATACCATTGTATGAAAATCTGTTTTCTCATCCTCCTGATACGAATCTACAAACTTACCTGCACCTGTAAAGTGCCGTAGGCTTGCGTAATGTACGACGAGCCGTGGTTCTTGTTGCGAGTAATCAAATATACCCCATTCATGATCCTTCTCAGGAATAAATATACTTCTGATCAGTGGGCCGAGAATCCCGTGCCGTGCTGGTATTTGCTGTAAGTTCGGATTACTGTAACTGAATCTACCTGTTACCGTTCCTCCTTGGTCGGAACGCATTTGGTGTATCTCAGCATGAATCCGCCCTCTGTACGAATGCTTGGTGATACTTTCAATAAACGTTGTTCTCGCTTTATTAATTTCACGACACTCCACAACCATCTTAGCAAGAGGGGAATCATGTGTCGAAAGAAAGTTCTTGTCAAACTTTGGTTGCCCCGTTGGAGTACGATCATACGGCAGTGAAAGTTTATCAAACGCCTTTGCCACACTGGTGGCAGCCCAGACTTCGACGTCCACTCCAGAAAGTTTTCTAATGGATCCGAGAAGTTTATTTTCTTGTTTTTGTAAATCATTTTTAATTATGTTTGCTTTTTCTAAATCTACTCTAACACCCTTCTGTTTCATCTTAAATAAAACAGGAAACAAATCAGTCTCTAACTCAAAAATATTAATTAAGTTTTGTGAAGTAATTTCTTTTTTGAGATGATGCCACAAGCGTAGCGTTACAGCAGCGTCTTGCTCTGCATATTCTCCAACGTGAGATGCGGGAAGCTTCCACATTTCTCCTTTCGGATCTAGACCCCACATTTTGGCAGCCTCGTAGAGTTGGGCTTCCGATTTTGACTCTTTTAGATAATCTTTTGCTAATGAGTTTAGGTCAAATCGAAACCTGTTTTCATCTACAAGTGGTGCCGCAATAAGAGTATCAATTATTTTACCTTTGATGTCAACACCCATCGCAGTAAGCCAGCCTACGTCATAAAAAGCGTTATGAAATATATAATTAATATTTTCGTATGAGCATTGTTTTTTAAGCCATTTAGTAACAATAGCTTTGTCCATGTTGGGCGGTGTTTCGTGAGCAATGGGGTAGTATCCTTTCCACCCGTCTACAGCAACAGCAATACCGACTACTTCGCCGTGCTTACGAATATAACCAGGACCAGTATCTTTTATACCAGGGTCTCTTGTTTCTAAATCAATTGCTATCTCGTCATAACCAGATAGATCAGGGAAGTGATCAGGCATAACCCATTCACTGGGCATGCGATGTACTTTAGGAAACCAATTAGGTTGTTCTTTCATCTATTTCTCCAGCTATCGCAGCGTAAGCAGCTAAATCAACATAGCTATCTTTCTTATGTGCGTGTTTTAATCTGGCAACTTTAACAAGCCCCATGCATATTGCAACATCATGCGGTGTAATTTCTTTATCAAGATAAGCACTCCATAACTTTGCAATATTTTTATGGTTCGTTAATTTATCACCGTAGTCTTCTTGACGATCACCGCTAACAAGTTTTTCTGCTTCTTGTAAAATCTTTTGACAAATCATGCAGATCTCCTTTCGTGAAAAAATATTGGTTCGTATTCAAACTGCGCTTCCGTACGACGCACAATAACTAATTTTTGTTTGGCACGTGTCATACCAACATAAAAAACTCTTGCTTCATCATCTCTACCTTGTTGTGTTTCTGTTGATGATTTGTAAGGACCATAAGATAAATCTGTTAACAACATAACATTGTCTCTTTCACCACCTTTACTTGCATGTATCGTTGATACTTCTATACGTGGTGTGTCATCTAATTTATTTCCTTCACGCATAATTGCTCTGAGATAATTTATTCTCTTTCTTAATCCTTTCGCATTCAACACATCATACCATTTCATTGTACGAACGTCTATGTCTTTGATTGTTTCACGCAAACCATAATCTTTTATTAAATCTTCTAATGTGTAAATATTAGCATGATCACCTTTAAATGTTCCGTAGTTTCTTTTTATACGTGTGCTATCCATAAACTGATAAACAACATCACATAACTGACCAGATACTTCTTTTCCATTTTGTAACGTGGTCCATGCTTTGATAGCTTCGATGTATTTTAAATTAACAACTGATTGTCCGTAACGTTTATACAACCAACCAAACTGTTCTAATGATTCACTAACTTGTTGCACAATCTCATGTGTACGACATAAAATCAACCAGTCACCTTCAGCCAATCCTTTGTTTAAAGGTCTGATATTTAAGACTTTTCTCTCGCCTTCTTCATCTCTTGGCTTGTAACTTTTATCAATTCTTCGTGATATAGACTGTGCTAAATTTGTGGCAAGAGTGTGCACACTACGTGGGATACGATAAGACTGTGTTAACGGAATGATAGTGTTGGCATCATTTTTAGCCATGGCTATAAAGTGTTCTATGTCTGCACCTGCCCAACGAAAAATTGCTTGATCATCATCACCAGCAACATACGTTTCAATTGGTTTTGCAACTTCTTGTATCATATTAATTACTTGCCATTGGTGTGCAGATAAATCCTGTGCCTCATCAACAAATAAATATTTTAAAGGTGGTGGATTTTTTCTTTGTAAAAAATGATTAAAATAATCAACGTATTCTAATTTATCTCTATCACGTTTAAAGTTTTTTAAATCTAAATCCATTTGTTCTATCGTGTTCCGTGCGCCGTAGTCACTGAGCTTAACAGTACGAAAGATTTGATTTAACCTATCGTCATCATCAGGAAACTTTGCATATGCAAGATTAATCAAGTCTTGATACTCACTCTTTGCGGTTGGCATAGATATGTCCATACCATTACCTTTCTTCATCTTGTTAACAAAGAAACGTCCCGTGTCCCGTGATAAGTCATCGTAGTCACTTTGATCCATGATCTGTGATTGTTGTAACTGTAATCGTTTATAAGCAAGAGAGTGTAGTGTACAAAAATACGGATACATTTTTTTAAGTTCCGCTTCACTCCATTCTTCTCTCGCAACTCTGTCACGAATTTCTTCAGCAGCTTTTACTGTAAAACTAAAATACCCAATCTCTTCTGGTCTACAGTGACCACCATTAATTAGTTTATCAACTTTATCTTTTAAAAATGTTGTCTTGCCTGTACCAGGAGGACCTATAACTATATTTCTTTTCATTAGTATGGCTCCTCTTCTTTAAAATCTTTTGACTTAACAATGTATTCTGCATCATTAATCGTGGTTGGTATCTTCCAAATATGTGTGACTTTATCGTTAACACGCAACTTTTCTGCTGTGCCTTTAAAGTCTGAGAATACTTTAAATTGTCCTACATCACTTAATTTATTAAAACGTTTTGTTTTAAGAAAATCTCTAAACGCTTGTGGTTTAAACATGTAATAATTTTCTTGTTCATATACCATGCCTTGCAACATGTCCTGTCTGTCTTTTGCCCCGCCATTATTCTCAATAAATATCTGTAAGTAAGATAAGAATTGACCATTAGAGCTTACTTCACCTGGCATAATAACTTCTTCAAAACCAGGATCATCAAACAATGATTGCACTTTATCTGCCCATGCATCTGCACGAATAGGTTGTGGGCTTTCATTAATTTGTTTTATACAAGCTGCTTTATATCGAGCGTGTTGTGCCAAGGTATCACCATCAATAACTAAAACTTTTCCGTTATGTGTAACTTCAAACATAGGATCATCAGAAACAAATTTCTTTAAACTTGATATAGATGAAGTAGATCCTTTACCTATACCAAACTTTTTCTGACGGCATTTCATTTTTTCACATACACCTTTGAACAAAGGAAGTTCACAGCGAAAGAAATAATTTTTCTTATCACTAATTTGTTTTAAAATTGTTTGTACCTCTCTGCTTTTTAACGGAGGATTAAAATATGTTGTGTTGTAATAATCTAATTTATCTTCAAGCTCTGACTCTTCAAAACGTTGTCGTGCATAAATACCTAATTGAAACAAACATTCGTTCCGTGAGCCTTCAGCAAATCCCTGTGATGCTAGTGTAACTAAACAAGGTGGTGCATCTTTAAAATCATCATTTGATCGTTCTTTTTTTTCTATAACCACCATGCCGAGATTCGATACGACTTTACTTTCATAATGCGTTATAAACATATCCAGATTATCCAATGCATTACCTTCATCATCTAGCGCATATCTTGTCGGATACTCTGGGTGGTTATACGGCAAGTTTAAAAAGTTTCCTGTCCCTTTCGGGTTCAACTCTATTTGTTTTGGAAAAATTTCACTTTCACCATGACCTAACCATGCGGCTAT